AAAAATGGAGCGGATGATGGGTTTGTGATAAATTACAATCAGATATTTACGTCAATCTGTAACACTTCTGTAATGCCTGTATGACAAAAAAGATGCCTGCCGGGATGCTTCGATTTCAATAACCCTTACGCGAATTGTCAAATCTACAACTGAATTGACACTCGGCAACTTGCAAAAGTCCTGTCCATGCCTCCTGATGGAGACATGCCAAATAATTACACCCTTCCCATCTCCGATCTTTATCAGGAGACCTACGACAACCAGTGGCAGGAGCAAATCCAGCAGGCCACTTCCCGCCTGGAACGCTTCTGCGTTATCAAGTCCGGTCTAACGGGCAAGCTTCAGGAGTTCAGCTTCGTGGGCACCACGGAATTGGACGAGAAGCAGGGGCGCATGCAGGACATTGTTCTGGATGAACTTGACTACTTCAAGCGTCGGATGCTTCCGGTGAGCTTCTCCAAGCACCTGGGCTACGATGAAGACGACGATATTTTCCTGCATGGTCTGGATGCCCCCGTCACCCAAACCATCAATGCCCTCAAGTATGCCGCGGCCCGCAAGATGGACGACGTACTGTTCGGCCTGAAAAAGCAGGGCGGCCTTTACGTTCCCTCCAAGGGCGGCATTTTCGGAACGGCGTTTGCCGGCAACGACGGCATGGACAAGCTGGAACTGCTGGCTGAAAATGTCGTGCCTGTCAACCACACCGGAAGCACGGCCAAGGAATGCCCGATGACGATTGAAAAGCTCAACCGGGGCATTACGCTCCTGCAGGAGAACGGTATCCTCGACGACGCTTCCAACGCCTATGGCGACCAGGTGTGCTGCGCCATCACTCCCCGCATGCGTGAAGCCCTGATCAATGACGAGCGCCTGCAGAAGACCGATTTCGGCTTTGCATCCCTGCGTAAAACGAACGGCACCCTGGACCCCATCATGGGCATTCAGTTCGTCATCGCTCCCAATCTGCCGATTGACGAGGAAGGAAACATCATCTGCCCCATGTGGATGAAGAATTCCCTGTATTTCGGCTCCTGGAAGCAGAACAAGGTGACGGTGGAGAAGCGAACCGACAAGGAAGATACCATTCAGATCGGCCTCAAGACCATCATGGGGTCCACTCGCATGCGCGAAGAAGCCTTCCTGCAGATCAAGTGCAAGCCCCTTGTTTAAAACATTCAATCCTACATTAAATCATCATGGCAACGTATCAAACAACCATTGCTGAAAAACAGCTCGCCCTGGCGGACCGCATCGGTCTGCCAACAGTTCCGCAGCTTGCGGCCATCCATACCAGAGCCGGGGTCCATGTGGCTACGGCGGAATTCACGATGCCCGCATCCGTGGCGGCCGATGACCTGATCGCCATCTGCAATGTTCCCTGCGGCGCCCGCGTGCTCCCCCAGCTTTCCCACATTATTTCCGAAGGTGTGGGGACGCTGCAGCTGACCGTAGGCACGCAGGACATGGCGGATGCTTATTCCGCCTCCCTGACCGTAACCGCGGCCGGAACCTACCAGCTGACGAAGGGTTCCCTGGCGGTTTCCGGCAAGCCGATGGATTCCACGACGATGCTTTATGCGAAGGTGGGCGGCACGCCGGCAGTAACCGCCGGCAAGAAGCTTGTCTTTGCCATTGCCTACGGCATTCAGTAATTCTTCCTCGTTGGTTTGTCCATAGGGCCGTCCCTGCAAGGGGGCGGCCCTTTTTCGCTCTCCCCGGCAAAAAGTAGTGACACTCGGCAACTTGCGCCAGCTTTCACCCTCCATTTATATTGGAAGGCAAATGAAGAGGATTTCCTTCAACGGGGGCGAGGTTTCGCCTGGGATTGCCGCGCGTCCGGATTTGGATGTATATCATCGGGGGGCGTCGGTATTGGAGAATGTGGATGTCTCCCAAACGGGTGGAGTTTCCCGCCGGCACGGCATGAAGAGGGTGATGGCCGCGCTGGAAGGGTCCATGATGGTGTCCTACGTGTATTCCGCCAGTGATCGTTATCTTGTCGAGGTAAGTCCAGCCCTGCTCCGCGTCTTGTCCGTCGATGGCGATGTGGTGGCTTCCCTTCCTTCCGTTTGGACGGCGGCCGACATTGCATCTCTGCGGCACAAGCAGGTCAACAGCATGCTGTTTCTGGCTTGTCCCTCACACGAGCTCATGGTTCTCAAGCGGGATGACGACGGCACGTTTTCCCTGGCTCCCTATGAGTTTAAGGCCCGCCCCTGGCGGTATGAGGAGTACCGGGATTTCCCGGTTCGGCTGACGCTGGATGACGGATGCTACAGGATTTCTTTCGGTGATCATTCCGAGGATCCCGATGCCGTCACCAACGAAGGGGACGTGATGCGCATCCAGGTGACGGTGCCCCAGCAGACCGGGTACAGTACAGGGGCGGTCATCCGCCAGGGCTGGGTGATTGCCAAGGCTTTTACCACGGCCAGTGCCTTCACCGCCGGCAAGAAGCTGTGCGTGAATGAGGGGAGTTACTGGTCCTGGTGGACATGCGACAAGGATTTCAACGGGGCAACCCACTACGTGGACGGCCTCACCTCTCCGGCGGATTACCCGGACCATTTCCACAAGGGTGTCATTTGCCATTCCAACACGATTACCTGCAAGGGCACGTGGAAGTTCTGGTGCAATAAAGAATGGTACGGAACCTACGCTATAGAGCGCCGCTATCCGGAAGAGGACTGGCAGCTGCTCGGTTCCTCCACTTCCAGGATTGGAGCGGCATCCAATTTACAGATTACCGGGGACGAGGCGGGCGAAGAATGCTACCTGCGCCTGATGCTCTATGAGTCCCAGCTTTCCAACGCTTCCGACCCCAGCCAGGGGTTCCCCGCTGACGCCTGCGGCAATAAGCTGGTGGTGGACGCCTACCGCAAGGACGTGGTGCTGCAGCTGCGTTCCGGCGCCCGTCCGGCCACCGTGCAGCGGTTCACGATTCCGGCAACTCCGACGCTGCGGCATTACCTGACAAGTACGGCATCCTCCATCAAGGCAAGCCGCGTGTGGGTGGATGATGTGGAGATGACGGGAGCTTCCGCCGTGCTGACGCTTGGCAAGGCCGGCATTGATGTGACGCCCAGGGGGATTCCTGCGGATGATCTCGCCGACGGGCAGACGGTCCGCTTTGGGTGGACGGAGCCACGCAAGACCGGGCGCATTGCCCTGGACGCCCGCGGGATGCGGACGGTTTACCTTCCTGCAGGAGCAAAATTTGACGTGAACCTGGGGGCGGACATCTACAACAGGGGACGCGGCGCGGTGGTCAAGCTGACGGCTTATTCCGCTGCGGATGTGCAGTACACAACGCTATGGGAGAGCAAGACAGATGTTTATACCACGCCTTCCAGCGGGTTTTATACATTTCGGATCACCCTCAATAATGGGAGCACCCTGGAGGCTGCCGAGTGCCAGGCCGAGCTTTCCGGCGTGGCTTCCGGCGTCGTCAAGCCGGAGGTCCAGGAGGATGCGCCCGCTCCGGCTTCCGTGTCCACCTGCGACGTGCTGCGCTTTTCTCTGCCCCTGGAGCCTACCGCCAAGGCTCATTTTTCCAAGTCCGGGGTGCCCTCCATCAAGGCGCTGGTGATGGATCAGGGCCGCTGGACGTTCCAAGGTTCTGTCCTCGTGGATGGAGATAACCTGGTCATCAAGCCCAAAGGGCTGACAACGGACGATCTGGTCAAAGGGCAGACTGTCCGTGTCGAGTGGGATGTGGCCGCCGAGAATTTTTCCATCGGAGCCAACCAGCAGACCGGCTCCCGATGGGTGACCCGGTTCTTGCCGGCAGGGACGGTCGTCAAATTGAAAGGGTACATCTGGATGTACGCCGGCCAGCGCAACGAGCAGGTCGCCATGGTCGGTAAGTATTTAAGTTGGACCCCCAACAGCGGTTCTCACAGCATTTCCACGCACACGACCCTTGCCGGTTCCTGGACGGTTCCGGAGGATGGCTTTTACCTGGTTTACCTCCCCTTTGTCAATGCGTTTTCCAGCGTCATCCAGTGGCCGGCGGCTTCCGCAGCGATTCCTGCTTGTGTAGGACACTTGGAGGGAGAGGTAACGGACTTGACGGCCTCCGCGGAGTATTCCTTGTGGGACAATGTGTCCACGATTCCGGAGGGCGTCCCCCCATCCGGGGAGTCCCTGATGTGGAGTTTTGCCGCGTTCCGGGACGTCTACGGGTTCCCTTCTCTGGTGGATGTATTCCAACAGCGCCTTGTCCTGGCTGCCACACAGGCCCAGCCGCAGACGGTGTGGTTGAGCAAGACCGATGACCTTAACAATTTCGAGGTGGGCAAACAGGATGACAGCGCCTTGGCTCTCACGCTTTCCACGACGACGCAGAACCGGATTTGCTGGCTGATGGCCCAGTCCAGCCGCCTGTTGCTGGGAACAGCGGATGCCGAGTGGGCTGTTTCCGGTGGTCAGGGCGTGATGACTGCCACCAACGCGCGGGCGGACAACCACGGCTTTGTGGGATCCTCCGACGTTCCGGCCATGATGGCGACTGACAAGGTGCTGTATATTGAGCGCGGTGGTGGCCGCGTGTACCAGTACGGGTACGATTACGAGTCCGACGGGTACGTTTCCCGTGACCTGACCGTGTTTGCCGATCATGTGCTGGCCCAGGGCGGCGGCGTTACTTCCGGAGATTTCATGAGAAAGCCCCATCCGCGTGCCGTGATGACTCTGGCGGACGGCACGATGGCCTTGATGACCTACAATTCCATGCATCAGGTTCATGCCTGGCACCGGCACAGGACCGAAGGCAGGATGTCCAACGCCGTGGTGCTGCCCAACGGGACCGGGGAGGATTTGCTGTTCGTCATTGCGGAACGCGAGGACGGCCGGTTTATTGAGGTGTTTGACCCGGACGGCCCGTTCGTGGATGCAGGGAGCTGGGATTACACTTCTACCGTGGTGACGAACGCGCTGGATGTAGTGGAGTCCATGGGCAAGGACAGGCAGGCTGCAGCCGTGCGCGTATTTTTTGCTTCCGACACGGCGCCGGCGGGAATTGAGGTTTCCAATGACGGCTCCACCTGGGATCGGCTGGGAAAGACCAGGACGATGGAACGCGGATGGCATGAATTGCTCCCCGCTTCCCTGTGGCGGCGCGGCGTGCAGTTTGGCATCCGGGTTTCCGGGGACCGCCCCCTTGAGTTTTTAGCTATTGATACGCAATGACAGAGCCTGTTGAGACAAGACCTGACTGGAAGGAGCTGCTGGCCGACCGGTGGTGGAGGCTGAATCATCTTTACTGGATTGAGGACAAGGACGGGCAGATGGTGCGCTTCCGCCCGAACTGGGCCCAGGAGGAGCTTTTCAATAACCTCTGGTATCGCAATACTATCCTGAAGGTGCGCCAGCTGGGGATTTCCACGTTTTGCGCCATTTACATGCTGGACCTTTGCCTGTTCGGAAAGAACCAGCATTGCGGGATTATCGACAAGACGCTTCCGGATGGACAGGCAAAGCTGCGCAAGATCGCTTTCGCGTATGAGCATCTGGATTATTTGCCGGATAATCCGACGATGGAAGACCGGGCATTGGCTGCCTTGGGAAAGAAGATCAAGGAGAGCTGCCCGCTGGTGGAGAGCCGGACCCAGCGCATGGCCTGGTCTACGAACGGCTCCGTGGATGTGGGTACGAACCTGCGCGGTTCCACCCTCCAGTTCCTTCACATTTCCGAGTTTTCCTATACGGCCCTGCACGATCCGGCCCGGGCGAAGAAGATTCGGACAGGGGCTTTGAATGCCGTCGGGAAGAATAGCGTGGTGGTGATGGAGTCCACCCACGAGGGTGGCAAGGCTGGACTGGCCTACCAGTTGATGGAACAGGCCATGGAGGTGGTGGGCAAGCCTCTTTCCAGCCTGGATTTCAGGTTTTTCTTTTTCTCCTGGCTCCAGCATCGGGAGTATTCCCTGGACGGGGTGGAGCCGAGGCTGGACGATTTTTTGAGGGAGTATTTTGCCGATTTAAAGAAGCGCTACGGCATTGAGTTGACCGAGGGGCAGAAGGCTTGGTATGCCACCCAGTACAGGGCCAACGGGCCGGAGGTGAAGCAGGAGTTTCCGACGGTTCCGGAAGAAGCCCTTCAGACTTCCGTGGAGGGCGCCATTTACGGCAGGTGGATTTCCACCCTCCGGGCCGAGGGGAGGGTAGCCGCCGAGTTTGAAGCGGATGATGTGGCCCCGATTTATGCTTCCTGGGATTTGGGATTGAGCGATTTCATGGCTATTTGGCTCTGGCAGGTGATTGGCGGGAAGTATTACGTGCTGGATTACATTGCCGGGAATAACCAGGCGATTGATTATTACGTGGGGCAGATACGGATGAGGGAGAAGGAGTACGGCCCCATTACCCTGCACCTGCTTCCCCATGATGCGTCCAGGCGGGATTATTCCAAGACTTCCTTTGATGCCGTGCTGCAGAAGGCGGGGTTCCGCACGGCAATCGTGCCGCGTACGTCCGATATATGGACCGGGATTAACGCCCTGCGCAATATGCTGCGCTACTGCACGTTCCACGAGCGGTGCAGCCGGCGCCCGGAGATCGACGGGCAGAAGTATCCTTCCGGGATAGGTTCCCTGGAGTATTACCGCAGCCTGCCGCCGGGTTCCAACGGGTGCGTGAGGGAGATGCCGTTGCATGACGCCTGCTCCCACGGCGCGGATGCAGCCAGGACGTTTGCCGAAGCGGTGAGCCACGGGATGGTTTCCGGACATGCCGGGGTGGCGGAGAAGGTGAGGAGGCCGCATAAACGCCCTGATGCTCTGAGGGGAATGCTTTATTGAGAGAAGGGTTACTTCTTTCTGGTTCGAAATACGCTTTTAGGCAATCGCTCTGGTTTACAAAAGAAGCATTTACAGTATTTTCTGCTCGTGTAGTGCCTTACTCCAACCAAATCCGAACCAACACGATCTATTCTGGATAATAAAGGCTTTAGAAGAGCGTCTTCTCCAGTTTCTGCGTATCGTTTTAACGCATAAGCACACAAGTCAGCGATTTGCACCATACCTGTCAGGGTGCTGTCGACAAAGAGAGGTGTTTCTATGATATGATGAACTCCTGCCAGGAAGGTTCCTTTTTTATGGTAGGAATTCATGTTTTTCGTGTGTTGCTGAGCCACACTTGGGTTGTTGTCATGGATAATGAGTCCACGACGTTTACCCCTTCCGTCGTCCCTGTTTGAGATGCTTTTCAGGTATTTTTCTATACGAATAACTATTTGCTCAAATGACTGTGTTTTAGGAGTCAGGGCGGGCTTTCTCGGAGTGTATTCGTTTTTATCAATTATTTCAGCAAATATTCTGGCAGACGACCATTTCCCAACCATGCAGGATAATTCCTGAAGAAACCTCTGTCGCTCATAGTAAGTAAGGTGTATATAGGATTCCGTTTGAGAATAGTTCTTTTTATATTGCTTGTAGTCCTTTCCTTCAGATTTGCGTTTTTGAATGATTTTTTCACGCATAACTGTGACAGCTTCTCTTCTTTCTGCCGGTGTCATTTTCTCAAAATCCGCTATTTCCTCCTGCTCCTGGTAGTGGCGAACCATCCACCCGACATGGATCTCAGCTTCCGAAAGGCTGTAACTGGTCTTTAGTTGATTGATTTGCTTATCACATTTTGTCCATTTATCCACCGGAATGCCGATGGCAGCCAATACAAAATGATCGGAAACTCCCGGTATTTCCGGTGTTCCGGATTCATCAACGTAAAAGAGGAACATTGTTCTGAGAGATTTTTTAAGGACTGTAATTTTACAAAAAAAAAGCGACCAGGGTGGCCTGCCTAAGCAGGCGGCGAGTCGAACCGACTCTTCCCGGACGCACATTTATTTATACATACCAATTAGTTTTTGTCAACTATTCTACTCGGGTGTATGACGCGCGCATGAGATGCCTGTAAATCACCTCCGGCAAAAAGTAGTGACACTCGGCAACTTGAACGAAGTGCGCCCTCATGCGATTTTTGAGGGATGGACAAGCTGACGTTTTTTTCACAGTGCCTTTCCCTGCTGGGGGAACAGGAGTATGTGCTTGATTCTCCTGCGGCCAGAACGTGCGATTTGTGGTTTCCCTCCGTGATGCTGGAGGCGGTGTCTTACGGGCCGTGGTCGTTTGCCACGAAGGAAACCGTATTGGAATGCCCGGAGAAAGATGGACGGTTTACAGTGCCGGAGGATTGCCTGAAGCTGTTGAAGGTGGATGCCAGGCATTGGCGCATGTCCGGCCGCACGGTAATTTGCGAGGAGAGCCATTCTCTCCTCTATGTGTGGTATTTGTCCAATGATTTGGCCCTGGCGGAGACGCTGCCGGACAATGCGCCAATGTTTGTGGAGGCCGTGAAGTGCCTGCTGGCCGCCAAGATGGCTACGACGGTGACGGGCAAGCCGCAGAATGTGGGCGTGTTCCTGGATTTGTACAGGCGCTACATTGCCGACGCCCTCCACCACGACGTGAGCCAGCGGGGAAGCAATGACCAGCATCCGTTGATGGATATTTTAAACCGTTCCATTTTATAGGGTTATGGGAAGCATTGGTTCATACGCGACGAATAAGGGCAACGCGAAGAGCGCCCTGGCGCAGGGACGTGCGGCGAGGGATGCCGCTTACGTGAACGCAGCCAATACGGAAGCCGAGTCCGCTTCCGCTCTGCGTCTCACTGCCGAGAATATGGCTACGGCCAGGCGCAACCAGACGGCCGCCACTGCTTCGGTGCGCGCCGCCCGCGGGGCGTCCGGCCTGACGACGGAGGGAAGCGGACTGCAGGCGGAGCTTACGACCGCAGAGATTTTGGAAAAACAGATTTCCGATATGTCCCTGGGGGCGGCTATCAATGACCAGAACAAGCGCCATGAGGCGGCCATGCAGCGCTGGGAGGGAGACGCCACGTTGGTGAGTGCGCAGAACCAGGCGGCGGCTTACAGGTCCGCGGCGAATGGAGCCCTGGTTTCCACGGGGATTCAGGGGTTGGGCGCGCTGGCCGGAGGCATTGGCGCCGGGATGGGAGCGTTCGGTTCCACGACAGCCGCGCAGGGAGCTTTTGCCGGGTTTAACCTGGGAGGGCTGGCCGGCAGCGTGTTTCCCGGTTCCACGGCAGACCCGCGCCTGGGCATGATGGAGCTAGGGGCCTGGGCGGCGAGTCCGGCCAAGAGTGATTTCAGTTTTTATAATTACGCGCAGAAGTTTAACCCCTTCTTGAGATGATGAATGCTTTTGATGCAACCGTGGCCGCTTATGCGGAGGTGGGCCGGGATTTGTGGACGGATGTGCGGGATTGCGCTTCCATGGGGCTGGCTTTTGTTTCCCCGGAGGAGGTGTGCCTGGCTCTTCCCGTGGACCAGCTGGTGGAGATGTGTTTTCCGCCTGAAGAGATTCCGCCGCTTCCGGAGATGTGCCTGTTTGTGTGGTGGGCCGCCGGGAAGTGGCCCGCCTGGCACAGCAGTTTGCCCGGAGAGGTTTTACGCATGTGGCCTGGCAGCGGTTTTTGCGCGGCCCCAAGGTGCATGTTTTTCCTATTGAACAGTTAATCAGTTACGCAAGATGAAAGAGATTCCATTGTACGGAGGGCCGTCCCTCCAGACGGCGAAGGCTAATCCCGGTACCGCCGCCCGTGCTGCCAACGGGGACCAGGGGCAGATGCTGGGCGCGTCCGTCCAGAAGGCCGAAGAAGCAGTCCAGGGGAGCGCCGAGGCGTTTGCCAGGATTTCCGATTTCGGGGAGATGCAGCGCCAGGAGGTGGAGCTGCGCCGCATCCGGGACGAGTCCGACGCAAAGTTTTCCAAGATGCTGGCTTATGCTCCTGGAACGGATGGGAGCGTTTTTGAGAAGGACGGTTCCATCCGCCAGGGGAAACTAGATGATTTGGCTTACGAGTTCGGACAGAAGATTGAAGGGCTGGGAGGGAGCTTCTTCCACCCGGAGAATGCTTTGAAGGCCGGAGCCACCAGGGATTCCGTGAAAGCGAGTCTGCCGGAGCGTTATTGGGGGCTGGCGGCCAAGCATCAGCTGGGCGTAGCCAGGCAGACTTTTGAGACGAGCTTGAAGCTGGCCGAGGAAAAGGGGGATTGGGGAGGATATGAGTCTTCCGTCATGGGAGCCGTGGAGTCCGGAGCAATTTCTCCCAATGAAGGGGAACTTCGATTGTTGAGGGGAAAGAAGAAGGAAACCCTTCAGGACTTTGGTAATCTATCCGCAACCAATCCGGACCTTGCCGCTGAAAAGATCAACCGCGGGGAGTTGGACGGCCTTTTTTCCGCCGCCGAGCAGGATGAGATGATGCGGTCTTTGCGGCGCCAGGACGACAGCAGGCTGACGGAGTTGATTGAGCAGATGGCTTCCAAGCCAAAGTCGCAGAGCACCAAACAGAATGCTGTTGATGTGATGATGTCGGGTCCCATGTACACCGATGAGGTTGGGTTTTTGGATGTTCTTTCCAGGGATGGCAATTTTGAAGCCTGTTCTCCTCAAATTGATTCCTTCATTTACAGGGTGGCAGATATGGTTCAAGCCGGCGAGGAAGGCGCAGCCTTTGCATCAAAAAAGGAAGATGTAATTCGCCTCTGCAAGAAGTACGGGAAATCCAGCGAGTTCAAGCAGGATGTGCTTAACCGCATGGATAAGCTTGCCAAGCGCAAGGAGGAATATCCGATGTTGAAGGTTTCCGAGCGCATGAAGGAGATGGAGGGAGCTCCATTGTTCCGTCAGGCGGATTACAATAACGCCATTGGCACCCTTGACGCCGAGGCGAAGAGTGCCTATCAACTTTATGCTGATTCCGCCAAAGGGTCCGACATGCCGAAGGACAGTGAAGACACGTGGACCAAAAAGTACAAGAAAGAGAAGATTGAGAACCTGCAAAAGAATCTTGCCGCCAAGACCGAGATTGCCGTGCGTGAACGGTTTGAGGCTTGGTATGAGGGAGAGAAGCAAGGAAGCGGGAAGGAGCCTTCCTATGTTTTGCAGGAGGACATGCTTCAGACTATTTTAAGAGAGACTACTGGTCGCAATGATTTGGTTGTTCCAAGCCGCGGGCGATTGCTGAATGAATACCAGCAAAATGTCAGCGAAAAATGGAGGGACTGGAACAAAGAGCGATTTAGCGCAGGCCCCAAGAAGTTGGCTGAAGCTGAGAAACAGGCTCTACAGCAAAAGGAGGTGTTGCGGAAGCCTGTTACATTCCCCGCCACGGTTTCCGTGGATACTGTGAATACAAATGCCCCCGCCGGTATTCTCCTTCCTGAAAGCATGAGAGGGCGATTTGGAGATGATCTTTCCGGTCTGGCCGCCCTAGTTCCCTCTTCCTCTTCTTCCCGCCGCGGGAAGCCGCTGCCTGTGGTGGGTTACACCAAGGAGAGTTCCCCGCAGTTGACCTTATCCGGTGCCAGTAAGCTGCGGATGACGTTTTCCTCCAAGATGGATGTGAATGTGACGATCTCCCCCGCAAGTCCTGAAATGAAGGAGTTTTTCAAGAGAGAGTATCTGGGATATGGCGACGGAGCGCCCCCTGATGATTACGGACTTCTTCCAGCGGAGACGGCTACCCCCGTTTCTTCCGTCTACACCAATGATGCAGGTACGACCAATTCACTTCTTCCTCCCCTTCAATAATTTACAATACTAACATTTAATATTTTATGGACTATTCGTCTTTTGCGGAAACTAATACTGACGCCACTGTGCAGATGCTTGAAACTCCGGAGGCAGCCATTGAAACCGCGACCGCTCTTCATCAGGAACCAGACAACAACCTTTTGAGTGGAAGCGACGTGATGGAAACTACTCCTTCCATATTTCCAGCTCCAGTAGATGCGCCCGAAACGGAATTCCGCCCACAGTTAACGGAGCTGGAAGCCCTGTACGAACAGGGGGCTACGATGATGTACGGCATGGCGGAGCGTGAAGAGAAACGCAGGAGGGAGAAGCAAGCACGGCTGATGGATGTACTGCGGGCCGGGGCCATGGATGAAGAGGGTAGAAAGAAAGCCACAGAGCTCTGGGGCCAAGACACTCTGAACCGCCTGGATTTGGCAAATGAACATGACCGAGCCTATATGCTTGGGAATCGTCTAATGGAGACTATCGGTGACGGCGATAGAGATATAGGGCATCAAATTTACAAGAACGCCAACAATTTGTGGGGGACAGGTGTTGTCACAGCAGACCAAATATGGAAGGATTTTCAGGGGAGGCATCAGAAGGACCTGGATGCCTATAATGAAAATCTGAGGTTGATACGGCAGGAACAGGAAGAGATTTCCCGCCGGATGGTGGATTGCGTTGCGGGGAAGGAAGGCAACTGGGATGCGTGCCCTGCTGATTTGCTGAAGTATGCCGAGAGGCCGCAGGAGGCCGCCGATTCTATCATGAGGGCGCGCCGGGCGTATGCTTTTGCCGAGAGACGAGGATTTGAGGATGTCTGGCGTTCCGACGCGCTGGACATGGCCGATCTGCTCACGGTGAATGTCAACGGGAACGAGGTGCTGGACCAGCAGGCGTTGAGGCTGCTGATGACCGCGGTTGACCGGAAGGTTCAGGAGAGCCAGACGGATAGCACAGCTTTCTGGCGCAATTTGTACGGGAGTTTTGCCGACACGGTGCGCGGCGCCGAAAGCCTGGGCATCAAGACGATTCAGGCCGTGCGTGATGTGCCGGGGATGGAGGGCGTGGAAAACCTGTATTCTGGGACGGTGGCGTCCGCGCTGGGCATGAAGGGGACGTTTGACGGACAAAGGCAGCTCTACGACCGTTACGAGCAAAGGCGCGGGGCACTGAACACGATGCAGGATGTCATGCACGAGTTCGGCCAGCGGATGCGCGGCACGAGTCCCGATGCGTCCTGGTACGTCAAGGCGATTAACGGAGCCGGAAATATTACCGGACAAAGCCTTTCCTACATGGCTCCCGGAGGCTGGGCCCTGGCCCTGGCCGGGGATATGGGGCACGCAGGCAACGCTGCCGCCCGCAACGGGGATTCCCTGGTGGACGTGACGATCAACGGCCTGCGAAACACGGTGGAGGAAAAAGGGTTCGGGGTGTTTTCCGTGTTCGGGCGCATGGGGGCCATCAACAAGCTGCTGACCAAAACAGGAACCGGCGCTCTGGCGAGGCTGGCCGCGAAGGTGCCGGGACGCACGTTTTTTGCAGGGACAAGAACCGGCAAGATGCTTTCCGCCCCGGCGTTTGCCTACGTGGAAGAGATGGGCGCGGAACCTCTGGCCGGGGAGGTGTTCGAGTGGACGGCCCGCAAGCTTTCCGGCCTGGTGGGCGCGGAGGTGAAGCCGAAGGATTTCGAGGTGGTGGGGCCCGTGTTGCAGGCGATGGGGGATGTGGAGCAGTCCGGCGGGTGCGCCTTGTTCGTGGCGGCCATGGCCGCCGGCCACGCCCCCAGGCTGAAACAGGAGGTGGCGGCGTTCGTGATGGATGCCCAGCGGGCCCAGCTGGCCGGTTATACGAAGAAGCACGCCGAGGAAATGGCGTCCTTTTCAACCATGGAGCACAAGGCCGCCCTGGCCCAGCGTTATTTCGAGTCTGATGTTTTAAAGGACCCCGAAGGAGCCGCCGAACGGGCGCGGAGGGCCGGCGCCGAGCTGGCGGAACGGCAGGAAGCCCGGCTGTACCAGATGTCCGGCGCCCTGGATAGGGTGCTGGAGAAGGCCAATATCGGCAGCATCCGCAAATTGGAAGGAACAGACAGGTACGAAGTGAGCCTGCGGGAAGGCGCCGAAGTAAACGGCGTGCAGATGGAGGAAGACAGGACCGTGGAGATGAGCGAGGAGCAGACGGGCGCCCTGGTTCAAGTAGTGCTGCAAGGAGCCTATCTGAATGGGGTTCGCATGATGCAGGATG